AAAACCAATACCAGTAACTGCCTGATTACCTGTTGCCGCTGTCATTGTAGTATGGCCTACTTTTATTTGACTCCCCCCATTCCCAGAAGGTAGTACGCCAGTTACATCCGTAGTCAGATCTATCTGATTCCGTGTGATCTGCTGGCCTGAAATGGTAATGTAGTCCGGTGTGCCTGCAAGAGTAACGTCAGTACTATTATCCGTACCAGCAGCATCTACGCCTAAATTAGTTCTAGCATCCCCGGCGCTTGTAGCCCCCGTACCCCCTTGAGCAACCGGGACGGCTGTCGTCAAGGTGATGGTGTCGGCATAGAGATCCTTGAATCTTTTAGTGTTTGTGCCTAGATCAATATCACTATCAGTAACAGGCTCGATAGTGCCATCAGTAATAATAATCTGCTCTACTGAGGAACTAGCTACATCAACCCAAAAACCAATGTTGTCATTAGCCGTGTCAATAAGAACTTTATTAAGCGGAGTAGTTACACCCGCATCACCAATCAACCCTATGACAGGGCCTTCTGCGGCTGTGCCATCGTGAGCATGACCAGTAGTATTAGCAAAGGCTGCTTGTACTGCATTAAGCTCAGAGTTATGATCTGCTGCCTCGATTGTAGCAGCGTCTACGAATGTTGTCTGTCTTGTGTATCCTGCCATTAGCGCCTATCCATTGGTACAAAAGTAATGTACATACCTGTTATTTTAAAGGGTGGATAAGAATCTTCTCCAGTAAAACTAAAAGATACTGAAGTTCCAGATCCTAATAAGTTAATTCTCTTAAGTGGAGTAGAGATACCGTATACGTCCGTTCCGTACACTGCCGTACCATATACTGCTCCGTAGCTTAGTGTGCCTACGTCAGTCTGAGAAGGCTGTACAATCCCCGTAGAACTAAAGTCAAACTTCCACTGTAGCGTAATATCCGTAGATCCTTCTGGCTCCGTAGAAAGATTCATCCAGTGTAGAGTCTTTCTTAGGCCGGGATCGCCAAAGTCCATGTCACCTGTTACGTAGTTATAGATGATAGCAGTTCCTGCGAAGTCATCTCCTGAGTCGTGTAGATAAATATTACCACTAAGATCTCCGTGATAGTATTTCTCTGCTCCGTTAAAGTTAGCTCCTATTGCTCCTACGTCAAAGCCTGAGCAAGTACTCCACTCAAACCTATAAGCCCCTGACTGTGGATCTACACGCAGCGTACCTATAATACCTTTCTGGTTAGTAGCACTACCACCGGACGTACTATAGTACATCCTGTATTGATCCTTCCCTTTGAGGACAACACTATTAAAAATGTAGGAGCCGGGGCTGTTAGTAATCGTAGAAATAAGAGGTTGGATGTTTTTACTAACAGTACCTAACTCAATGTCCCCTATTCTCTCAGTACCAGCAATGGTTCTAAAACCATCCTGAGAGAGGTAGATAAGATCACCTCCTATTTCTTGAACAGTGTAACCAGAGACACAACCAAGGTCATCAGTTACATCTTGGACTTCTATACTAGTAGGATTACTAATGTCAACAATCTTCTTGATTGACCTCTCACAGAAAACATACAAATCATTTCTGAAAGATTTGATACCTACGATAGTATCGTTAATAGTAATCGAACCAGACCCTGTTCCTGCAAAGTCATCGTCTTCGTTGTAGGCACTATAATACACAGTACTTGGTGCGTTAGTAGTATCTACAATACACAGATGCCTTTCGTGTACTTCTACGTACTTACCTGCACTAGGCGTAGAGAGTTCTTCGTAGTACCAAGTCTTTGAACCACCAGTACCCTCTATCCTAAACAAAGCTACTTGATCTGCACCAGTTGCTATAATCAGTGTACCATACAGTGCAGAGGTCTTACCTACTGGCGCTTGCATCAAAGCAAACTGAGCCTGTCCTTGAGATGGTCTATCTAGGGCTGCTGCGCCTGCTAAGGCTGCGTCATTACCACCACCTGCTAGATCCTTATTGATCTGTGTCCAAGTGATGCCATCTTCTGAGTAATATACAGATGTATCTACACAGACTATTACACCAGCACCGTAAGGCTGTACGCCAAAGATTTGGTTAGATCCCTCTGGCTGAGTAGCTGAACCACCACCAAAGGCAGTAAAACCATTAATACGTCTGTAGCCGCCCTCGTTAGATACTTCAAAGTTATCTAGCTTAACAGCAACATTAGGCTTACGGAGCAACTCATACGGTGTAGATACTAAGTCTAACCCGCCCTGAGGTACTACTGTAAATGGCTGAGCTACTGGCACTTACGTAAACCTTATTCTATCATCTGTAATAAAGTCAGGAGTCTGTTCCATCAAAGACCTTCTCATCTTTAACAGACCTTCGTTGTACTCTTGTAATGCAAAGGCTGCTTGTTGTGGGCTTTCTTTAAACTGCCACATATAGTATCTAGCTCTTGCATATAGTACGTTGATCCACGAATCAGGGATCACAATCTCATCGCCAAACGCAGACAGTCTAGCAGGCTGCGTCCAAGCGTTGAAGTAAATTCTATACACCTTGTCAGGTACTGGACTCAGACCAAAGTATCTATTGTCTGCGCTCCGTATAACTCTGCGTGGTGTATCGTAACCTTCAGCCTCAAAGACAGTGTTGTTATCTTCTTGTCTGAACATTGTATTGTAGTATTGGGTAGTAACGTAGTGTAACTTCTGGTTAGTATAAGGAGCCGTAGCACCTGCTACACCGTATGTAGTTACGTAGAAGTTATCCCAATCAATAGACTTAAAGTCAGTCCGTATGTCTGCTGAAGCAGTCTTAAGCAAATAGAACTTAGTACCTGCTACAGTCTCAATGTACAAAGAACCCGTGAAAGGTTCTTCGGGGTTTCCTTCGATTAAAAAGGGCCATTCTTCTTCTGCATTAACAATATCAAAATAAGCTCTGTTAATGATATCTTTCGCAAAGGCATGAATCCCTACGGCACTAGCAAAGTTAGCAGAGCTAAGCTCTACTTCGTTTAGCTCCTTAAGGATTGTATTAGTAGCTGCTAAATATGTAGTTGACATACTATACCTTTAAAGTAAGGGGGCCTCAAAAGACCCCCTATATCGCTTACGCGTCTGAAGTTGTGTTCCAGAACGCCTTAACGAGTGCTTCATCACGCAGGACTTTACGCCCATACACATGAAGACCACGAACGATATCACCGAAGCTAGTCGGGTCACGCAGAGTTTCTACGTTCAACATCGTACCAGCAGTAGCCACACTTGAGATGTGACCAGCCAGAGCGATCTTTGAGTTAGAACCAGCAGGCATGTTGTTAGACTTGTACATTTTGAAGCCGCGCAACAGACCTGAAGTAACCAGACCGTTTCGGATAGAACCCTGACCTGCGTTGTAATCAACAGAGAGCAGCTTAGAGCTAGACTCTGCCAATACTTCGTAGAACAGAGGAGAAGCTACGAACCAACGATCTTCTTCGGGTACGTTCTGTTCGTCAAGCAGACGAGACATACGAGAAAGGAGATCGAGAGGATCTGTAGTACCAGTTGAGAAACCGATATGTACAGACTCGTTAGCGCCAAGGTTAGGCAGATCGTCAGCCGTAGCATCGTCTGCACCGATAACCATGTCAGGGCTAGCGGTAGAAGCATTAGCTGAGATGTACGTCAGGACGTTAGAGTCCATCTGATCCTTCAGCGCATAGGCAGCGGAGCCTGATGCAACTTCTTTCCAGTTAGCATGTGACATACGCTTTTCAATGTCATCAACGATGAACTTGAAAGCACGAGCTTGGTCAACGACCATCGTAAGCTCTTGGTCAGTCAGCAGCGTTTGAGTCGTATCGCTACCACGAGTGTAGTCGTAAGTAGTGATAGTCGGTTCTTTGATAATGTTTACGGTATCGCCAAAAGCAGCGATCTCGCCAGCATAGTCAGTGTTAGTGATTGCTTCAACCACTGAGGCTTTGCGGAAAAAGTTTTGAACCTTTTTACTGTATACCTCAGGAAGGAAGAACGCATTCGTCTGACCAGCAATGGCGGTGTCAAAGTTGGAGATACTCGGTGTTGAGCCTTCTTCAAAATCGGCCATGATATATAATTCCTATTGCTTAGTTAGTAATTCTACCTTCTGCAATAGCCAGATCAATTTCGTCTTCGTACTTATCGTACTGATCAGGGGTTAGTTTCCTAATCTCTGCTCGTGACCAAATCTTCTTTTGACTGCCTGTACTTACTCCTGCATTGCGTGTAGGAACAAGACTAGCAGCATCTGGGTCTATTGTTTGAGTAGATGCGTTTTGTTCAACGTCTTCAGTCTTCGTACCCTTTGATGCCTTAAAGAGTGTAATTGCACTAGCGGCTAACTCTCCGTCGTAAGGGTTGTTATAGATCCACTCCTGAATCTTCTTAGGCTGAGCTTCTGCCCAACTGTGGAACTCAGGATCGTTCTTAATATCCTCAAAGTCAGGGTGCACATTCATAAGATATGCTTGTGCTTCCTTGATCATAATTTGACGCTCTCGTTGTTCAATCTTAGAGAGCTTCTCCTTAATCTCTTCGGTCTGCTTATGAGCAATAGTCTCTACAACTTCCGTTAGTTCGGGGTTGTTTTGCCTATAGGCATCTACTTCTTCTTGCGTTTTAGGCGGTACATATTGTGGTTGCTGTACCTCCATCTGCGCTTGAAGATCTCTTACTTCCTGTCGAAGCTGCGTGATAGTTTTATCATGGTGCTTCTTAAGGTCATCATAACGCTTTTTATAGTTATCGTCCGTCTGGGTAGCCGTCTGTTCGTCGGGGCCAGAGTCTTCAGAAGTGGCTGCTGGTGCAGGGTTCTGAGGGACAAATAAAGAATCGCTGTTAACAAACTCCTTGTCTTCTGTGTTATGCCATTCTTTACGTGCGTTATATGGGTTTGGTTGTGCTTCAGACATTGTATTCTCCTTTCGGGGCTGTCAGTTTAAGGTGGCCTCTTAAGGGTTGCACATTCCTAAGAGGGGCTTTAACTTCTAGGTGGCCTAAGAGTTAAATGTATTTATTGATCGCTCATCAGCGATTTAGAACTCAGAAGAGATTCCGATGTGCGGTCAGGATCTTTTCGTCGTTCTTGTTCTTCTTTAAGGAGCGAAAGAATCCTCTCACGCTCCCTGTAGAGTTCTTCTAATTCAGACATTAACCAGCCTGAGTAGTAGTAATACCGTCTTGTACTTTACACATGCCGTCAAGATACCAGTTAGTACCGTCAGACCATACGTGGACGTAATCACCATGTACTGCAAGGTTAGCTACAAAGGTAATAGTATCTGCGTCAGTAACTGTAGCTACAGAGCCAGCAGCATCTTCAGGGCTAGATACATTA